GTGCTGGCCGCCGGGCACGGTCGGCGAGTGGAACACGGCCTTCTTGCCGGGGGGCAGTTCCCACAGCATGTTCGGCTCGAACGTGAGCTGCTTGTTCTCGTTGGCATCTTCGTCGTTGGCCGTCGGATCGCTCGTCGTGCCAAGCGTGCCCAACAGCGGCGAGGCCATGGCGCCCGGGTCGCTCTCGATCGAGGCCCCGCCGCACGCCTCGAACCGGGCGCGCAGGAGCGTGTACTCCTCGAACATCTTCGTGTGCCAGAGCTCGCGCAGGATCGCCGAGAACCAGCTCACGCCGTAGCACTGGCGGGGGCGGTCCTGGCGGAACAGGTGGATCACCTGCTCGGCGGGGATCCGGACCGAGTCGTGGCGATACGTGCGCGTGGTGGGGATGAGCGTGGTTCCACTGTCCAGCGGGTGGCCCTTGGCGTACACCCAGTACGCGATGGCCCGGTTGTACGGGTCGACCTCGACCCCGCCCCGGATCTCGTGGCCGGTGTCGGGGTTCCGCTTCTGGCTCCAGTCGAGCTGCTCGGGCTCGAACATCTGGATCGACAGGCCCACCGCGTCTGGGCGCGGCTCGTAGTTTATGATCGCAAACGCCTGCCCGACGCTCACCATCTCGGAGACCATCAGGGCCTGGACGTCCAGGAACGTCTTGCGGCCCTCGGTGTCGCATGCCGTGGCCGCGTTGGCCCATCGCTCCCAGAGTCGGTCGGCCGCCTTGTTGTAGTCGGTCTGGGCCACGTCAGTCACGGGGTCGCGCGCGTTGCTGCGCGCCGTGATCCCGGTGCCGACGATGTGGCGCACGTAGCCGTCCACCATCGACCGGGCCGCCCAGTCGTCGCGCACCGCCGCGCGGGCACGCGACAGAATCGTCAGGTAGTCGCCGATGATCGCCGCGTCGGCCGAGGTGTTCTTGGAGTCCCAGTCGGCGGTGTTGCGCGTCTTCTCGGCCGCGTCGAACCGGGACAGCATGGTGCGCTGTTGCCGCGCAGCCATGATCGCCAGGCGGGCCCGGGCGCGTCGCATCGCCCAACCCGGGAACGGGGTCTCGATCACTCGGTCGATCAGGCCGCCGACGTTCAAGCGCCACTTCATACCGGGGCTCCAAACCGGATCACCGACGGGCGCACGCCGCCCGCGTTGACGGCCGCAAGCTGGGCTTCAAGCTGATTGATCATCTTCAGCAGGGCTTCTGGATCGCGGAACGTGGTGGCCCGGCCGGCGATCGACATGGACGCGGCGCCGGTGGCGAGGCACTGGAGATAGGCCACCTTGGCCGCCGCGATGTAGGTTGCGAGCTCGACTGCTGTCATGCTCTCAGGAGAACACTATCCAGCCGAGCGTTTCAAAGGTTGGGTTCCAGCGCGTGGAATGTGGTCAGGCGGGATGAATGCTGACGGGGCACGGCAAGGGAGACGGGTCGGCGGGCCTCTTCGTGATCGGGTCGATTCCCAACTTCTCGCATAGCGGGATGAGCCGTCCCATATATTGAAGCTTTCGGATCGCCTTTGCTTCGAGCTGTCGCAATCGCTCTCGGGTCACCTTGAAAATACGAGCGGTCTCCTCCAGCGTGTAGGTGTTCCCATCGCCCAGACCGTAGCGGAGCTTGACGACCTCTCGCTCGCGATGGGTAAGCGTCTGTAGTACTGAATCAATAGCCTCTCGTATGTCTTCCTGCTCAGCTTCGGACTGCCTTGGTTTCGCGGCCAGTTGGCGCATGTGGTGCGATGCGTCCGTAAGTTGGCTTGCGGCGACCTCTCGCACGTGGAAGGCACCACACTTCCCGATGCGCCGATAATCATCGTCTCGGAACAGGATGTCTGGTTCCATGCCGATAGCGTCCGCGATGCGCTGTGACAGCTTGCACCATGTCCCGTCTTTGGTTCGCGCTGATTTTCGGAAGGTCAGCAATGAACTCACTTCATTTTGGGGCAGGTCGTGTTCCCGACAGAATGCAGCCGCGGAAGGGAACTTGCTGCGGATGGCGCGCCAGAGCACGGCGTTCTTGATCCGCAATTCGAGGCGAAGCGAAGGTCCGGCATCATCCATGGTTCCTACTCCGTCGGCTTCATGTTGGGCAGCTTCGTCGTGTTCTGACAGCACCGGCACCGGACGTACCGGATCGTGCGCAGCGTCTTCACCACGCGCGGGTTGTTGGCCTTGCAGATCGGGCAGCGCCAGTCCTGGAGCTGGTGAGCCAGCCGGATGGCTCGGGTGTTGTCGGTGTGACGCTTGGCCGTCAGGCCGGGGTTCTGGTCTACACCTTGAATCTCGTCGCGTTCCATCGCTTGCCTTTCACCTCCGTGGCTTTGGGCTTGGCGGGATCCGCCGGCGTCTCGGTCGCAAGCGGCGCCTTGAGGTACCGGATGCCAAGGGCCAGCGCCATGGCGAGCTGGTAGACCTCGCAATCAAGCCAGTGGTTCTCGGGACGGATCTGCTTCCAGACGCGCACCGGGCGCCCGCGCGTGTCCTTCTTCTCGACGACCACCTCGGCGGTGAGTTGCTTGGCGTACTCCAGGCCCGTCTCGGCGTGCAGGTACCAGGCGCCCGGATCTCCGCTGCGCGCGTGGAACTTGCGCTGCAGGGAGTCCTTGAAGTACGGCGACAGCAGATGCAGCACCGATCGCCCGTCCACCTTGGACCACCGCAACGGCTGGCTCTGTTGCGTGGTATCGCGCCCGAAGAGGGGCCATGCCCCGGTCCGCGCGCACCACTCGTAGACCGCGTCGGTGTCATAGCCCGCGTCCTGCCCCGCGTGCGTCACCCGCAACGGCTCGCCGCCGGGCCCCGTGTATGTCGAGGCCAACACCACGTCCAGCGCATCACGATCCGGGACCACGCCGTACCGCGTGCCCCAGCTCGTCTCGTGCATGCCCCAAGCCCGGATGACGTAGTACAGGCAATCCTGCTGGACGTCGCTCGTCAGGATCAGGGCCAGGGGCATCTCGGGGATCGTGCCCTCGTGATACACGTCGCGACGGGCCAGGATCACTTCCTCATTGGCCGCCTCGCCGCGCTCCTCCCACAACTGGGCGAGCCACGAGTTGACGAAGTTCATCAGCAGCTCGGGGTGGCCCTTCGATCGTAGGAACTCCGACGCCACCGCCGAGTACGTCAGCCACGGGGAGTACAGCGCGTTGAGCCAGAAGCCCGCGTGATTGCTCGAGGTGCCCTCGGCCTGCCAGTGACCCCGGGTCAGCATGCCCGGTTTCTGGCGATCCTCGATCCGCCCCTTGCACGACTCGCACTCATACCAGGCCAGGTGCCCCTCGGTGATCGCGTCGGCGTCGGCACCCTTCGGCCACTTGACTTGGTCGAACACAAGGGCCTGCTCGTGGGCACAGTGGGGGCATGGGACCAGGTAGCGCCGCTGGTCGCTGGCCTCATACTCACGCCAGATGTAGCCGGCCTTCGTCGTGGGCGTTGAGCAGGCGACGATCTTGCGATCCCAATAGGTCTGGGTCCGCTGCATGGCCAGCATGATCGGGTCGGCTTCGCGCCCCGCGAACGGTGGGAACTTGTCGACCTCGTCCAGGAACAGGTTCCGGATCGGTCGGCCGGCCAGACCCGCCGGGCTATTCGAGCCCGCGAAGTGCACCAGCATGTGAGCGAATCGGTATTCCAGGTGCGTGAGATCGTCGGCCAGGCGGGGCAGGCGCCGGCGGAGTGCCGGCGACAGTTGCAGCATGGGCTGGATCCGGTTTGTGCTGATAGCCTTGGTGTCGTCGACGCGCGGCATCACCACCAGCGTCGGCCCCGGGTCCTGGTCGATCAGGTAGCCCAGCATATTGAGCCACGACTCGGTCTTGCCCACCTGGGTCGAGGCCACGATGGTGATCCGCTCGATGCGCGGGTCGGTGAAGGCGTCCATGATCCCGCGCAGGTACGGCGTCCGGTCGGTGTGCCACTGCCCCGGCTCGGAGCTGGTGCGTGCGTCGAGCACCCGGTTGCGGTCGGTCCACTGGCTGACGGTGATGTCCTCGGGCGGGCGCAGGATGTCCCGCTCGGCGTCGGACCAGACGGCGCGGTCAGCTTTTCGAAGACGAGGGATCGCGATCGTTGTCATCGTGTGTATCCGCCTCCAGCCTCACCGCAAATTCGGCAAGGCCAGGGCCCACATAGATCATTTGCGTCTCGATCACACACCATCGCATGCTTACGCGTGGGATGGTCTTGAATGATGCGTCGGGGTCTGTCTCCGATACGCGACCAAACCACTTGACAATTAGATCCCCATTGGGCTGAGGCCCCGGGCTCACCTCCCAGGGTCGTCTGTCCAAGAGCGCTTCCGCCAACCAGCGTTTCAGTCCTGCGAACATCCCTGGACTCCTTCCGCATACTGCGACAACAACTCCCTCATCTTCTCCGCCAAGAACGCCTCGACCTCGCGCGGCTCGACCATCTCGGCCAGCGCCGGGGCCGCCGCCCGTGGGATCGTCAGCAACCCACGCCGCAACGCCACGAGGCGCGCGATCTGGCCGGCCTGGACTTCGTCAACGTCCAGCAGCCGGCCACGCAGCCGGCCCAGTTCCAACTCCCTGATCGACGCATCGGCCGCCCGCTTGCGTTCCAGCGCGTCGCTGTCGATCTTGCCCGGGCGCTGTTCCAGCCAATGCCGCTTGAGCCACGGGATCACGAGCCGGAGATCGTAGTGCACCCGCCGCCCGATCATCACCCGACCCGGCATGCCGATCCGCTCATACTCCAGCACGATGTTCGGGCTCGTCTCCAGCAGCGTGAGCAGCGTGGCCCTAGGGATGGCCTCAACGCCCGTTCCCGCCGCCTTCGTTTTGCGGCCAGTTTTCCGCATCAGAAATC